GGCGTATGAATAATACGAGTTTTGAACAAATATGACAACTAAATTAGCTAATTAGAGGAGAATAACTTATGGCATTTCAAGTATCACCTGGTGTTCTCGTACAGGAAAGAGATTTAACAAGAATCATTCCTGCAGTATCAACTTCAATCGGTGCATTTGCTGGACAATTCAGCAAAGGACCTTTAGACGAAGTTGTGTCTATTTCTAGTGAACAAGAACTTGTAGATACCTTTGGTAAACCTGATGTAAATAACTTTGAGTATTTTTTCAGCGCTGCTAACTTTCTACAATATTCTAACTCATTAAGAGTAGTACGAGCTAGCCAAACAAACCAAGTAAACGCAACTGCCGGTGGTAGTGGTTTACTAGTAAAGAACAAACAAGACTACGAAGACAATTACTCAGCAGGCGAAGGCTCTGTTGGAACATTTGCTGCTAGATCAGCAGGTGCTTGGGGTAATAGTCTTTTAGTAGTAACTTGTCCTAGTGCTTCGGCATTTGGGGCAACAACAACAGTATCTCAACAACTAGACGGCGGTGCCGCTGTTGGAGATACAACAATAACTGTTGATTCAGACGCAACAAGTTACCTTAATATCGGAGATGTTATTGAGTTTTCTTCAACTGCTTCTGGCGTAGATTTCACTACTGGTGAAAAATATAGAGTAACTGGACTTACTTCAACTGTTGTAACTATTGTACAACATCCTAGAGGCGAAGGCGGATTAATAACTGCTGCTGTAGATAACGCAAGAATAAAAAGAAAATGGAGATACGCAGATCAAGTTGATGGCGCTCCAGGAACTTCTTCTTTTGCTACTACAAGATCAGGCTCTGGCGATGAAATACACGTGGTTGTTATTGACGAAGACGGAACAGTTTCAGGAGTACCAGGAACAGTTTTAGAATCTTATTCTAAACTTTCTAAAGCTTCTGACGCAAAATCACCACAAGGAGACATTAACTACTACCCAACAGTAATTAGTAATAAATCTAATTATGTGTTCTGGATGGATCACAATTCAGCAGGAACTAATTGGGGAAATGCAGCTGCAGGTACAACTTACACTGCTGTTGATACACCTACAAGTGAATCATTATCTGGTGGATTAGATGGATCATCTGCTACTGACGGTCAATTAAAAACAGGTTACGAAATGTTTAATGACGCCGAAACAGTAGATGTAGGATTAATCATCGCCGGACCTAGTGGTTCTGCTAGTCATATTGACAATTTAATTACTATCGCTGAGAACAGAAAAGACTGTATAGTTTTTGCAAGTCCTCAAAGAAGTGATGTTGTTAATATTTCTAACTCAAATACACAAACAAGTAATGTTTTAGATTTCTTTAATGGAATCAGATCATCTAGTTATGCTGTATTTGATAGTGGTTACAAATATTGTTATGACAGATATAGTGATGTGTACAGATTTGTACCATTAAACGGAGACATTGCTGGATTGGCTGCTAGAACAGACATTTTAGCTGACGCTTGGTTCTCACCTGCAGGATTAAACCGAGGTGTAATTAGAGGCGCTGCTAAATTAGCATACAACCCTACAAAAACACAAAGAGATGACCTTTACACAAGTAGAGTAAATCCAGTTGCAACTTTCTCAGGACAAGGAACAGTATTGTTTGGAGATAAAACTGGTTTATCATCACCGAGTGCGTTTGATAGAATCAATGTTAGACGATTGTTTATTATTTTAGAAAAGGCAGTAGCAACTGCTTCTAAATTCCAACTCTTTGAATTTAATGATGAATTTACAAGAGCGAACTTTAGAAACATAGTTGAACCTTTTTTAAGAGAAGTACAAGGTAGACGTGGTATCACAGACTTTTTAGTAGTGTGTGATGAAACTAACAACACTGGCGAAGTAATTGATAGAAATGAATTTATTGCAGAAATTTTTGTAAAACCTGCAAGAAGTATCAACTTTATCACTTTATCTTTTGTCGCAACCAGAACTGGCGTTTCTTTTGAAGAAGTGGCTGGGTAATTAGTAGAGGAGAAATAATAAAATGGCAAACATAAATGACTTCAAAGCTAAACTTGCTGGCGGTGGCGCAAGAGCCAATCAGTTTAAGGTAACAATGCCTTTTCCTGGTTACGCACAAGTTGGTGGAGAAATAGAAGACTTAGCTTTTCTATGTACAACAGCTCAAATACCTGCAATGAATGTTGGTCTTGTAAATGTTCCTTTTAGAGGAAGACAGATCAAAATTGCTGGTGATAGAACTTTCGCAGATTGGTCTATTACTGTTCTTAACGATACAAACTTTAAGTTAAGAAATGCTTTTGAGAGATGGCAAAATGGTATCAACAATATGTCAGACAACGAGGGTTTATCAAATCCTGTTGACTATCAAGTTGACGCATTTGTAGATCAGTTGGATAGAAATGGTAATACATTAAAATCTTATACTTTGAGAGGCGCTTTTCCTACGGAAGTAGCGGCTATTGATTTGAATTTTGGAACGAATGACGAAGTAGAAACATTCGGAGTAACTTTTCAATATCAATATTTTGAAACAAGCACTACTACATAGTATATAAATTTAAGGGCGCCCTAAAAAGCGCCCTTTTAAAACTATTATAAGTAGTTATATAAACAAAGGAATAAATTATGGCAGAGTTATTTGGTTTTAATATTACACGAGTTAAACCACAAACAGATCCAAAACAACAATTTAGTCAACCGGCAGCGGAAGACGGCACACAAGTAGTTGCCGCTGGTGGTTTTTTCGGTAGTTACCTTGATATGGAAGGTACTGCTAAGACTGAGCAGGATTTAAT